TTTTAGAAGAAACTGTTGCCCAAGAACAAGAAGAAAAATATAGAGCCTTAGTACGAGCGGCTGACCTTACACACGCATTAAAAGGAAAATAATGACCGAAGAAAAACTAAAACTAACACTGCTCAAAGAAAAAGATCCTAAACTCACTGAGCCTTGTACTAATTGGGATTTTACTAGAGACGGAGAGCCTAAAGAGTTAGTATTAGCGATGGGAAAAGTAATGATGGATCCTAATCGTCCTGGTATAGGTTTGTCTGCTAACCAAGTTGGCATACAAAAGAATATTTTTGTTATGGGAACTGAAGAACGATTGATTGCATGTATCAATCCATCAATTGATGAACTGTTAGGTGAAAAGGAAATATATTTAGAAGGTTGTTTAAGTTTCCCTGAGTTATGGTTACATGTTAAACGTCACCCTGAAGTCATTGCTTCATACCAAACAGTAGACGGAGAACTAGTAGAAAAGAAACACATGAAAGGCTTAGAAGCAAGAGTCTTCTTACATGAGTATGATCATTTGTTAGGGATAACGTTTGATGAACGTGTTCAGAGTAAACTTAGTTTAGAATTGGCTAAGAAACGTAGGGCTAAGAGATTAAGAGTGAATGCTAAAATTGCTAAACGGCTTAGTAAACTTTCTTTACCAGAGTAATAGTTTTTCGTTTAACTCTTTTCTTCTGAAAATCACTCATACTTACGATTGGTCCATGCAACAAGTTTAATGCTTTGTTGTTGAATGTCTTAATAAACGGCTTAAAATCACGCCATTCATCTTTCAAAAACAAGTGAATTGGTATTTGACGATTCGACTCCCACCACCATATGTCACCTAGTTCTAAGAATTTCACTTTTAACTTTGAATCTTTGATCGAACCATAGTCGTAAATGGTAGTGACAATATCATCACGGTTTTGAACAATGCCTACAAAGTCCTCTCCAGCATATTGCAAAACTGAAATAAAAGGGTGGGACTCAGTAAGTTTTTGGAAATAATCTTTTGGTGTTTTTGAATCATTATCTGTCATTGTAATTGTATTTATGAGGCAAAAATAAATGGTATATTTTCTTCTGAATTTATAGAGATAAATATATCTTATAGGAGATTTAAATTTGTGTCGTACACTACATCAGTATATACATATACAGTTAGACAGATCGTTGTTGTCTTGTCAGGTACAAGCCCGAGGAAATATATGCCAGTCTATTCAAAACCATTAACATTAAACAAAGGTGTTGACAATCAATTACAGTTTCAGTTTCTGAATCAGGAACAGAAGCCTGTTGATCTATCATCTATTGCTACAGCAAATCAACAGATATCATTTAGAGCCCTTAACTCAGATGGTACTAAAATTCTTTTCAGAAAGGCTTTAACTCCAGTATTAGATGTTAATGGTATTTTTGTATTAAACACGACTCCTGGAGAAATTGAAGATATCTCAGCACAACAAGGTTCATATTCATTAGAATGGCCAAGTGGTAACCTAAACTTACCTGTTTTTGTAGATTCTAAGGCAGGGGCAAGAGGTGATTTAAATATCGTTGACTCAGTGTTACCTTCTTTTGTTCCTTCTCAAGTCGTTACAATACCAAATGATCAGACACTTCCAAATGCAAACGCAAATGCAAACTCTGAAGCAGTTACATTTTTCTCAAGTGTTATAAACACAACAGATAACCCGGTATTATCAACATCTATAGATTGGGCAAACTATGTTGGTAATCTAACAATTCAAGGATCAACACTAGTTGATTCAGATTACTATGATATCAATTCATATCGATATGGCAATGCCGCCAATGGTGCAGTAGAAAACGGAACATTAGGTTATACAATAAATGGATATCATCCTTTTATTCGTCTCAAATTTCACGCAAATGTGGGTAATATAGTTACTATTTTGGCAAGATAAGTTACCCTGATTACTTGTTTTAACACTCTCTTTCGTATATAATATCAGATATGTTTGATATACTTACGATTGTACCTGGCAAAAAGAAACAGACGCAAAGCGGTTGGACTTCGTTCAATGCTCCCTGCTGTGTGCATAATGGTCATAGTCAGGACAAACGTATGCGTGGAGGAGTTAAAATAGATGGTGATAATTGGCAGTATCATTGTTTTAATTGTTCATTCAAATGTGGTTTTAAATTAGGTAGAAACATTAGCAAAAAGTGTCGTAGATTTTTAAGTTGGTGTGGCATGAATGATACAGACATTAGTAAATGGGCTATGCATTCTTTACAACACAAAGACTTATTAGATTCTATTATAACAAAAAAGAAACAACATGCAGTACCTGTTTTTAAAGAAAAAGAAATGCCAGAAGGTGAACTGATTTATGAAGGCAATTCAGAACATAAAGTTTACATTGACTATCTTGCAACAAGAGGCATGACTCATAATGATTATCCTTTCTTAGTCACGCCTAAAGAAGAAGGTAGAAATTCACAACGATTGATTATACCTTACACATATGAAAACAAAGTTGTAGGTAGTACAAGTAGATACTTAGACAATAGAGTGCCTAAGTTCATCAATGATCAACAGCCAGGCTATGTATTTGGTATTGACTTGCAAAAACCTGACTGGGAAGTCTGTTTAGTGTTTGAAGGTATCTTTGATGCAATCTCAATGAATGGCTGTGCCTTGACTCACAATACAATCAATGATAATCAAGTTGGTGTATTAAAGAAGTTGGGTAAACAAATTATTGTTGTCCCTGATCAGGATAAAACAGGGTTAGAGATATGTGATAAAGCATTAGAACTAGGCTTTGACGTGTCTCTTCCTAACTGGGCAGAAGACATTAAAGATGCAAATGATGCCGTGATAAAATATGGGAGACTTCCTACTTTAATAAGTATATTGGAAGCCGCAACTAATAGTAAAATTAAAATAGAAGTTATGAGGAATAAAATTGCTAAAAGAATTTAACGCAGAGGTGCAAGAACTGTTCTTGCGAATGATGGTAACAAACGCAGAGTTGTTTGTTAGGATAACTAATATTTTCAATGCAGAAAACTTTGATAGAAGATTAAGACCTGTTGCAGAGTTTATGAGAGAGCATTCAGATCAATATAAAATATTGCCTGACTCGACACAAATCAAAGCAACAACAGGTGTTGATATAGATGTAGTTCCTGACTTAGATGAAGGACACTATGAATGGTTTATGACTGAGTTTGAGGCATTTACTCGTAGACAAGAACTAGAACGAGCAATCATGGCATCAGCAGATTTACTAGAGAAAGGTGATTATGATCCTGTCGAAAAGTTAATTAAAGATGCAGTACAAATATCATTGTTAAGAGATATGGGTGTTGACTATTTTGATGATCCTAGGGCTCGTTTGATGCATCTAAAAACAAGCAATGGTCAATCGTCTACAGGATGGCCTGTACTTGATCAGAAACTTTATGGTGGATTTAATCGTGGAGAACTACAAATCTTTGCAGGTGGATCAGGTTCTGGTAAGTCATTGTTCATGCAAAATCTTTCAGTAAATTGGATTCTTGCTGGTCTTTCTGGTATCTATATCACTTTAGAGTTGAGTGAGCATTTATCAGCAATGAGAATTGATTCAATGGTTACTGATACTGGCGCAAAAGAAATCTTTAAAGATTTAGATAATGTTGAAATGAAAGTGAAGATGAAGCAGAAAGCGGCTGGTCAATTACGAATCAAATACATGCCTGCTCAATCTACTGTAAACGATCTGAGAGCATATTGTAAAGAGTTGCAGATACAAACAGGTATGAAACTAGACTTTTTATGTGTTGACTACTTAGACTTGTTGATGCCTGTAAGTGCTAAAGTAAGTCCGAGTGACTTGTATGTTAAAGACAAGTATGTATCAGAAGAATTGCGTAACTTAGCAAAAGAATTAGATATAATCTTTGTAACTGCATCACAGTTAAACAGAAGTGCAGTAGAAGAAATAGAATTCGATCACAGTCATATCTCAGGTGGTATCAGTAAGATCAACACAGCAGACAATGTGTTTGGTATCTTTACATCACGCAGTATGAGAGAACGTGGACAGTATCAGATTCAGTTAATGAAGACAAGATCAAGTTCTGGTGTAGGACAAAAAGTCGAACTAGCATTTGATGTTGAAACATTGCGTATTACAGACCCTGGCACTGCAACAGTATCAGGTACTGCAACAGATGCTCCTCAACAATCAGCACAATCGATCATGGACAAGTTTAAAACTAGTTCTAGTGTTGGAGTAACAGATCAAATTGTTCAGGATCAAGTTGATCCTGCAAATAAAAAGGTTGTTGCAGACGTTCAAGGTTCTAAACTAAAATCATTATTGAACAACCTCAAAGACACAAACTAAAGAATTTAGTGTTAATTGGCTAATGTAGACTAAATACTATACACGGATTTAAGAGAATCACTATGCAAAAGAAAACAAGAAGTTTATTAGAAGAACTCGAATCGATTGGGCAAAACCGCGATGTACCCCACATTGTAGAGTCACGTGGAAATCATATTATTTCCAGTGCATTGAACCTTATTGAATATATTCAACGAAATTATAGTGATGATCAAGCACAATTACTAGAAAAGAAATTATTGAGTTCTATTCGTGGTAGAGATAATAGTCGATTTACAAAAACTATTAAAAAGATTTAGGAAACATACATGTTAAGTAATGACATCATAACTGAAGCAATGCATAATATGCATAATAGAGAAAAGAAAGGCCAATCAGGAAATAATGGCGGTCGTCAACGTGACACATCAAAATTTAAACTTAAAGGAAAAAATTCTAAATCACAGTTAGCAAGAGGTTATTTTGTAGAAGACATGATGAATAAAATCTATGATTTAGTAAAAGGCCAGTTAGATTCAGATTTTTCATATCTCGCAAAACCTGGAAAGGCTCCAGAAGAAGATCAAATGACATTAGAAAATTACATGTCTAATTGGTATTTAGAGTTTACAAGAGGTTTAGAAATAGGTCAAAAATTAAAAACATATTCAAATCGAATATTTAGAGTTATGCAAGAACAATGGGACGATGGTACTTATAAAGAATCTCTAGTACGTGATTTGGCTAATGCGACATGGCTGGCTACACAAGCACCAGAAGGCATGAATGAACCAACACCGCCTGCAAATCCCCCTGCAAATGACGATGGTGGTGACGATGGTGGTACAGCAAACGCTGAAGTTGTTGGTGCAGAGATTGATGGATCAGACTTCAGTAGTCAAGGGCCAAAAATGATAGAACCTGTAGGTGGCATAAAAGGTACTGTCGCAGAATCTAAAACTCAATCAGCAATAAGAGCAGAAAAAATACCAGCATTGAAAACGAGATAATAGTGAGTACTCTTACTGAAGTTATCGCTAAGTCATTACGACAACTAGAAAAAATCAACATAGTCGAAGCGGCAGGTCATATGGATCATCCAGAAGACTTGGTGTTTTTAGATGATGAGAACGGTGCAAGACATGCACTGAAACAAATAGAAGCAACAATTCAATCCCCAAATAATATCACAATTAAATGGGACGGATATCCTGCATTAATCTTTGGTCGCAACCTTGAAGGTAGATTTTCTATAATGGACAAGCACATGTTCAATAAGAAAGATGGTAGCGGTAGACTAGTCTACTCTCCACAAGAATTTCAAGCATATGATAAGGCTCGTGGCGTAAACAGAGGTGATTTGTATCGTATTATTGATACTGTATGGCCTGGACTAGAAAAGTCAGACAGAGGGTCTACTGGTTATTATTGGGGAGACTTGTTATTCAGTCAACCATTACAAGACAAAGATGGTCTTTACAGTTTTAAAGCAAACCCTGGGGGAATTGCGTACACAGTTGATGTCGATAGTGAAGCAGGACATTTGCTCAAAGGCAAACAAGCAGGGATTGCTGTACATCAATTTATTCCAGCAAATGCTATGACAACAAATGAAGCATCGTCACTCGATGGTTCTATTGGTAATTTGAAAAACAATTCAGAAGTAGCAATAGTGCCTAGTAAGATGCCAGTAACTCCTCAACTAAAAATTAATAAAGAACTCAAACAGCAAGTAGAAAAAGTTATTAATCAATATGGTCCTGCTGTTAAAGGATTGTTTAGTACTGCACCTCAAGCAAGAAATTCATTCAATCAATTGTTCACTGTATACGTTAACAAGAAAATTGTATCTGGCAACTTAAGAAACTTATACAAAGATTTTATTGAATTCGTAGAGAATAGAAAAATGACAGACTCTATGAGAGAAAAAATATCTGTTCATCTAAACGCACATAAACAAGGTGTATTAGGAGCATTTAAAATATGGATTGCTCTATACAATCTAAAACAAGACGTTGTTGATCAATTAGACAACGCCGCAAAGTCAAGTCCTATCAAAGGTTACTTAGATGATGGCACTGAAACACAAGAAGGTTTCGTTGCAAATGATCTCAAATTTGTCAACAGAATGGGTTTTGCCCGTCAAAATCTAGCGGCAAGAAGTTAATCCAAACACCCAATTTTTTTACATCCGGCATAAATACTTGTATGAATCTCAATGGTTGAGATTCAAAATAATATAAAGTGCATGGAACGTGTACTTTCAAAACAAAAGGAAATAGAAAAATGGCACAATTTACAAAAGCAAACAGTGACTTTCAACCAGTCTTTCACCAAGATGCAGATTCATACACTAATGGTGGTTTAAATGCATACACAACTGGTAAAGCAGTAAACGTACAAGGTCCTAAACTTCAGTTTGGTATCGTAACTTTCACAGGAGAAGCATCAGCAACTCTACCTGGAGCTGACTTGAAAAAAGCAGTAGACACTATTCAAACTAGATCAACAATTGCGATCTATGAAATGGATACTTCAGGCGGATCAGGTGCAAACGTATTAAACCTAGCATTATTCCCAACAATGGGATGGGACTTCACCAACGCAGGTGACTTAGACGTGGCTTTAACAGCGGCTCTAGGATATGCAGTTACTACTTCTGCTACAGGCGTAACATTCAACGCTGAGTAAGTTTATTAACTTATTAAAAAGCCTCTTTTATTAGAGGCTTTTTTTTGGCTACTAAATAGTTACATGAGTCAAAGAATTGCATGTTATACCTTATTCGATATTACTAACACGAATGTGTTAAATCGATCCAAGCCAATTGGGGATAACACTGATCTTTGGAGACAACAACGAAACTCTCAAGCAAATTTTGACACGATCTTACAATGTATCTCATTACGAGGTACCCCTGACATTTTAACTTATCCTTATAAAATAGAATTTGGAATTGATGACACTGATTTTGGTTTCTTATTAGAAAACAACAAAGAATTTGATAATTTTTGGTATTGGAGATTTGAATTTCATGTTCAGCATACTGGCGTTTATGATAACGGAGCAGAACCATATGGGCTTCTTGCATATGATTGCCATGAAATACCTATGCTAACATGTAATACAGAATATTCCGATCAGTTGCCTAAATTTTTAGACACCACACCAGAATTACGTAATATATACTTTGAGGGAGTAAAATGAAAAAAGAAGATAAAGAAAAAATCAGTCACTTATTTAAACAAGAAATGTTGTCTGGACTAAGACATCATTATATTAAAAAAGATTCGTCTGGTATTAGTGTGTTTGGAAACTATCACATCACTAAAACAAAGGATGGTTGCTATCGTGTAAAACAACGTTCTTGGATGGAGAATAGAGATTTTATTTCTGTTAAGACTGCAATGTCATATTGTGTGCTCCATAATAGTAAACGAACTGATTCGGCTGTAAAACTTTATCAATTAGATTGCAGACTGAGTAGTATTAACTTAGATATAAAAATTCACACTAAAGGATACAAAACTAAGAAGAACAGTTTAGACCTGAGACTAATACAGTTAACAAAATTAGAAGAAGACTATATAAAGAAAAAACAAATTCTTTTAGAAATACAAAAACATATAAATACTTCTAAGAATGAACAAACAAAGATTTTTGAAACGTACAAGAAAACCCGTTACAAAAATATCAAAAATTCTACACCAGAAGATAAATACATATACTCAAGTACAGATTACTAGGAACTGATTATGAAACTAAATGATTTAAACACGCAAAAACACGCAGTTAAAGCGTTAAAAGAGAATTTTGAGGTCGATCTTAAAATAGACGGTCTTAATAAAATTCAAACGCAAACTATGCATAACAAGGTAAAAGGCTTAATTGCAGAAGCAAGAGAAGCAAAGACTTTTGGTTCAGAATACCCTTCATACATGAAACTAGTATTTGTCGAACAAGCACTTAGAGATCATTACAAAGTAGCTCCAGAAGCACCAAAATCAGCAATCATCACTGAAAACGAAGAAGTTAACAGATCACAAGTTATCTTAGCCGCACAAGACATGGTTGATTCAGTACAAAAAATGCTAGAAGAAATCTCAGACATGATGGTCAAAGAGATGCCAGCACTAGTTGACTCTGTTCAAACAGAAATTGGTGTTAACGAAGCACAAGCATTTGATCAAACAGCAGGACAAGCACTTGCAGAATTGAATCAGTGTTTAGTATCAGTCAAAGGACAACTTGATCAAGCACTAGCAGGCATTACAGGCGGAGACGTTGTAGATGCATTTGACGGTGACGTAGATTCAGGTCTAGGTGGTGGTGAAGTTGGAGTTGACAGCATGGATGTTTCTAATCCAGCAATAGATGTAACAGGCGATATGGGAACTGACGTTGTAGACGTTAATGCTCCTGCACCAGTTACTGATATCGAAGATGTTAACGTAGACGTATCAACAGGACCAGTCGGTAGAGCAAAAAGGTAAATCTAATGAGGCTTAACGAGTTTGTGGAGCCTGCCGAAGATAAAGCCTTAGCCGCATCAATCATCGCAGTTACTAATCATTTAAAAGAATTAGTGGACAATGGAGACATTGATCCAGATAACTACACGGTTGATGAATTATTGGCTCTGTTTCAATCCCAAGATATTGTACTCAACACAGAAGATTTGTATACAATGTTAGATGAGCCACTACTTAGTAGTGTGATCTCAAATATTCAAGGCGACAAAATAGTCTTTAAAGGTGACGAAACTGTCACTATAAATCCTGGACAGGAAAAAGAACCAGATAGTCAAAAAGTTGTAGCCAACATGGCTAACTCTGCAATGAAAAGTCGTCCTGATCTCCCTGGTGGAATTTCTGTCTCATAAGTTTCCTAAATGACCGTAAAATTTGTACCTATACATGATGTAGATGAATTTGAAATTAGCAGATTTTATAAGCCAACATCACATGTAATAGAACATGCACTACATCTTCTCCCAGAAGCAGAAATAGTAACTGAACGACCCAAAGATGAATTTTATTTTCTACTGACAAGTAGACGATCTATTGGTTGGCGTACTGAATTTTCAGACCCATCGAATTTATTTTATTCTGATTTATTAAATAAAAAATGTGGACTCATCATTTACCTAAATGAAGTAGAATCTCTAAACGTTTCTAGTATTGTTCATGGTATGAAGAATTTAATAAGAGACTTGAATATAGACTCTGATCTATTGTACTACATAGATTCTAATGTAAACAATAGAAGTACATTGAACAACTTCAATCTTAATGGATCTTTTTTTAACTACTATGACTCATTGTTTGTAAACAACAACTATAACGAGACAGTAAAAAGCATTGAAAATTTACAAGAACGATCTAAAAAAATGTTATTGTTAGGTGGAAAGTCACGTGAACACAGACTAAAGTTTATACATGAAGTATTACAATTACCAAACTTTGAAGAAGATAATTTTATCAGTACAATGAGCGGCAGTTACTTTGATAATACGATACAAAAATCTATAAAAGTAGAAGAAAGACTATTAGACGGATTTCTACATGACACAACAATATTAGATAAATTCTCAGAACCTACACAGCATGGACCAACACATTTGTTTCATTTAGAATCAAGTCTTCATACTGATTCATACTTTCAAATCGTCACTAGTACATGGTTTGAATTAGATTTAAATCGAATTGAAATTAATGAAAAACATGCAAGACCAATGTACTCTTTGCAACCTTTTATTGTGTATGGTGAACCTAATACATTAAAAGCATTTAAAGAAATGGGTTACAAAACATACAGTAATTGGATTGATGAATCTTACGATGAAACGTATGATGATCAATTGAGATTTGATAAAGTAGTTGCAGTTGTAGAATCAATTAATGCAATGTCTCGTGTTGAATTGAGTAAGATAATGAAGGAAATGCTACCCACTTTAATACACAATATCGAGCATCACAACAAACGAGTCAATGAATTAGAGATAGAGTATAATTTATTCAATGACATAACCGAAACATACAAAGATTATCTAACCACCCAATAATGTTGCATGTTTGCAATAAAATCTATATAATAAACAGTTGAGGATAAATACAAGTATGGAAGTTACAGACATAGCAAAAGACAAAATCAAATCTCATTTGGCTAATCGCGGCAAAGGCATTGGCATTCGTATAGGTATTGAAACTACTGGTTGTAGTGGCTATGCATACAAACTTGAGTTTGCAGATAAAATCAATGAAGAAGACATTCATAATGAATATGAAGGCTTCTCAATCCTAATTGACCCAAAGGCTAATGACATACTTGAAGGAATCACAGTTGACTATCAAAAGAATGGACTTAATGAAGGTTTTGAATTCATTAATCCATTAGAGAAAGCACGTTGTGGTTGTGGAGAGAGTTTTACAATTTGAATCTAAAAATATCACACTTAGTCGTTAACGGCTGTAGTTACACATACGGACATGGAATAGAAGATCCTATCAACAATGGATGGGCATCTATTATTGCAAAACGTTTAGGCGTTCCGTTAATCAATCTCGCTTTACCTGGACAAGGTAACACAGCAATTTATCGTAGAACAATGCAATACTTTTATAAAGATTTGTTACATGATAATAATCCTCTCTATATACATGCATACACTCAATCATCACGTAGAGAAGCATATCACCAAGAGAACCAAGAGTTTAGAGTTGTAGGCAGTGCAGTAAATGCTACTCCCTTAGAAAAAGAAATTATCATAACTTCAGATGAATATTACTATTGTTTATTAGCACAAGACAAATTGCATCGTTGGACTAGTATCAATAATCTTTTAGACATGCACAATGTATCTCATTTTTCTACAGATTATATGCCAGAATGTGATCCTACCATATGCGATTTTATAGATACATATGAATTAATTCTCAAAAATGAATTAGACTCACACCCAAGCAAATTACAAGACTTTAATATTGTTACTGATGATTTTGAAAAGACAACATGCTTACATGAAACAGAAGAAGGACATAAACATCTTGCAGATTATATTTGGAAAGAAATAGAAACTCGTTATGATGATATCGAAGTTATTGATTTACCTTATGCTAAGTTACATGATCTATTGATTTGCCCACCAGAATCACAAAAGAAAGTAGACGCACACCCCAATCACGCAATTGATTACTATCCATTAGATTTTAGCAGAAATGTTTACTACATGCATGAACTTGGATTTGACTATATAAACAAGTGGTGGCTTGGCAAACCTAGCACAGAAAACAACTCAACAAGGAGTTTATTACCATGATAACAGAAAAATACCCGTACCAAGAATTAAAGAAAAAAAGTTTTGAAGGTTCACGTAAATATGTAACGCCAGATGGTCACAAACTTCCAAGTGTAACTACTATTCTTTCTGCTACTGCATCAGAAGAAAAGAAAGCCGCTCTTCAGAATTGGCGTAAAAGAGTTGGTTATGCCAAAGCACAAGAGATCACTACTGAAGCCGCAGGTCGTGGAACACGTATGCATAAATGGCTTGAAGACTACATCTTAACAGATGATAAAGGATCGCCAGGCTCTAATCCATATAGTCAACAAAGTCATATCATGGCTCAGACAATCATAAATGAAGGACTTGTGAACTGTGATGAATATTGGGGAACTGAAGTCTCATTGTGGTATCCAGAAATCTATGCAGGCACTACTGACTTAGTTGGTGTACATTCAGGTGATGAAGCAATTATGGACCATAAGCAAACGAACAAGCCTAAAAAACGTGAATGGATTGACGATTACTTTATTCAAATGACTGCTTATGCTGATGCCCATAATGCAGTTTATGGCACAACAATACGTAAAGGTGTTATCTTTATGTGTAGCAAAGATAATGAATACCAAGAATTTATCATCGAAGGTAAAGAATTTGACAAATATCAACAACTATGGTTGAAGAAACTAGAAGAATATTACACTAAGTTTGTCTAAAGTGTAAGGGTAAAAAATTATGATAAATAAGTATAATCACAGGAAAAGATTAGACTTATGGCTATCGTACAAATATCTAAAATTCAGCAACGATCAGGAAACCTCGTTGACCTACCTCAATTAGACGAAGCAGAACTTGGCTTTGCTAGTGATGCTAAAAAAGTATTCATTGGTAAAACAGCCACTGGCAACTTAGAAAATATTGAAGTATTGACTTCATACTCTGACATTACATTTAGTCAGATCGATGGGGCAGTTGGAAATCTAAATATAGCAAACACAGTCGCTGATGGCGAAATACTTGCATATGATGGTACTAACTGGGTTAACAAAGGGGGCAGTGCAGGTGGAACAATCACTTTGGGTGCTGTTGAAGATGTTCAAGTTACTGGCGGCACAAACGGTTACGTTTTACAAACAGATGGCGTTGGCAATCTTTCATGGGGACCAAGTGGAGTTCTTACAGGTACTATCACAGGAATCACTCAAACAAATCCAGCAGTAGTAACAACTACTCCAGAAAATTTCTTCACTAACGCAACACTAGTAACTGTATCTGATGTTGGGGGAATGACTGAAGTTAATGGTGTATCTTACTATGTAAAGGTTCTTACTTCTACAACTTTTGAATTATATACAGATTCCGCATTAACATTATCTGTTGATGCAACAGGCTACAGTGCTTATACAACTGGTGGTCGTGCCGTCACAAGTGTTGGCGGTGGAGGCGGATCTGCGGCTAGTGGAACAGCAGGTACAGTTCAACTTAGTGCCGGCGGTGGTATTTTTACAGGTACTCCATCATTTTCATATGATACTGGTACTTCAACATTAACAGTTAATGGTAATGCAAGTATTGGCAATGTGACTTCTACTGGTACTCACAGTGCATTAAGGTATGTATCTACTGCTACAACTGGGACACCTCCACTTGAAATTGATTCTACAACTCGTGTAGCAAATTTAAATGTTGCATATGCTAATGTATCAGACTTTGGTGTTGTAGGAAATCTTACTACAGGAAGTTATTATCCTGCTTTAGTAGACACAACAGGAACAGGAAACAAAGCATTAAATGTAAGTGGTGGCTATGAATTTGATACTGCTAATGCAAAATTAAATTTAGGTAACATTACTGCATTATTTGATATAGCCGGAACAACAATAGGCGGATCTTTAACAACAGCCGCACAACCAAACATCACGTCAGTCGGTACTTTAACGAGTTTAACAGTGACTGGTGCTTTAGATGTTACTACAGGTGTCATTACAGGTGATGGTGGCGGATTATCAAATGTTGCTGGTGGCAATATTACAGGTCAATCTGCAAATGCATTAGTTGCAGGTACAGTATATACTGCGGCACAGCCTAACATCACGTCAGTCGGTACATTAACATCATTAGCAGTTACTGGAAATATCACATCAGGTAATGTTGCAGGTACAGGCGGTGTATTCACATATGTTTCAGGTGATGGTGCTAACTTAACTTCTTTAACTGGTGGCAACGTAACAGGAGAAGTTGCATTTGCTGATACTGCTAACGCAGTCGCAGGTGCTAACGTTAGTGGTACTGTGGCAACGGCTAGTACAGTAACAACAGCCGCACAACCAAATATTACAAGTACAGGTACTCTAACATCATTAGCAGTCACTGGATTAGTAGATGCAGGATCAGTACAAACACCTACACTTACAACTGGTGCAAACACAACAGCAGGATCAATTACAGGTAATTGGACACTAACGACAGGGTCCAGATTAGAATCAACGTATGCTGACTTGGCTGAGTACTATAAAGGTGAAGAAGCCTATGAAGTAGGTACTGTAGTATGCTTCGGTGGTAATGAAGAAGTTCATGTTTCAGATGTAAAATGTAGTAACAGAGTAGCAGGAATTGTATCAACAAAACCAGCATATATTATGAATCAAGGATGTTCAGGCATTCCAGTTGCAGTTGCATTACAAGGTCGAGTGCCATGTAAAGTTACAGGCAAATGTGAAAAAGGTGATATCATGGTACATGACGGACAAGGTGGTGCCACTGCTTGGTATCATGTTGCTACTATTATGCACCCAGGCGTTGTTCTTGGTAAAGCAATACAAGATAAATCAGAAAGTGAGTTATCTATTATCGAAATAGCAGTCGGCCGACTCTAAATTTAACCCATAATTCTTACTAATTAGATAAATACATTTGATTGTTCTCGTTTATCGAAAACTTCAATAAACAATCTCATGCGGTGTTATTCCCACCGAACGTGTGACCTAGAACGTCAACTATAATTATTAGGAGAAATAAAATGGCGAATAAATTAAAAATAGCAAAGGTTTCAGCGTTACCGGTATTATCCGATACGACTGCAACCACAAACGTAATCACAGTAGATTCTACTACTGGATTAACAATCGGTGACAGATTTGTCCCTACTTCAACAGTAGGTGGATTAACTGGCGGAACTACATACTTTGTGAACGAAGTAATTAATGCAACTACTTTTACTGCATTAAATTCTTCCCCTTCAGTACAACCTCAAGTCTCACCAACACTAACAACTACAACTGGCGGAAGTGTTAACTTAAGTGTTAACCAAGTCGGTGAAGGATATCCATCTGACACACCACAAGACATGGGCGTAGTCGGTGGAGATACTGCACAAACAGGTAAACAGTTAACTGCATTTGGTGCAGTTGCAGTATCACAGCCTGGTAAGTTCTGGTTCAGTACAGCAACTACTGATGTATACGGTGACAAAGATGCAGACTTTACTACTAACGTATCAGCAGGTGAGCAACTTTCATTTGTAGGTGACAACACACCTTTCACAGTAGGTGCATTAGTTACTGGCGTTACTTATGTAATCAACAACACAGTTGGTACAACTGAAGCACAATGGAAGACAATGGGTGCAACAGGTGCTAACTTAGGTGAAGTATTCGTAGCGGCAGCCGCTGGAGCAGGTACTGGTACAGTATCATATGCATCAAACGGTGCTAACGTACCATTAGGTACAGTCTCTGCATTAGCAGTAGTATCAACACCAACAGCAAGTTCAGATGCAACAACTGACTTAATCACAGTAACTGCAACAGGTGCATTTGATTTAAATGCTCCAATTTGGTTTGGTGCAGACATCGGTGGACTAACAGCAGGTACTACTTATTTTGTTAAAACAATTGATAGTGGAACAACTTTCAGTGTTTCAGCAACATTAGGTGGAACAGCATTGGCATTGACAACAACAACTGTTGTATCAACTGCAAACATTGAAAAATTAGACTTAAGTGCAGTAGCAACATTCACAAAGAATGAAATCTCAGTACTTGGTTCTAATGATGAAGCAGTTTACATCAAACGTCAAAAAGGCAAAAGAAAGTACTTAGTAAGCAACGCGGCAGGCACAAGATCAGGTATCTGTACATTAGTTAAGAAAGCACAAGCAGATTTACTTGCAGGTGAAATGAGCATGGAAGGCACATACGACAATGCGGCTACTTCTTACATCAAATCTGTATCTGATGTTAATGGTTTAGCATTCACTGATGCTAGTGGATCAGACTTTACTGAAGCCAATCAAAGTGGAATGCAGGCAACGTTTGAAACAATTGCAGGTAGTCCGTTAGCAGGTTCAGCGAAACCAGTAATTGAATTGCCATCAGCATAATATTGAGGCAACTAGATTATGGCGCAGTCACAAGCACAAGCACAAAAACAGTTAGCACAGTACGATACTGATATTGCGGTATTAAAAGTTGAGTTTAAAAACCTCGACACTAAATTTGATACCGCCCTTGAAGATGTCAAAGCAGATATTAAAACTAATACTGATTTAATTAAAGAAGGCAATGCATCAACGCATAAAATGCTTTTAGACTTTAATAAATCTAATCAGGAATCACATGATCTGATGGCAAGTAAAATTGCTGGGCTAGAAAAATGGAGATGGATGCTTATTGGTGCAGGTTTTGTTCTTGGTGGTTTAGGCTACTCAGGAATCGAAATGATGTTCATGCATTAACAAATAACATCGAGTGATGTGAAGAAAGGGACTTAGTCCCTTTCTTTTTGGGTGTAATTTGATAAATTGGCGTAATTCCAATTCTCTTTATATAAACAGAACCTTGAATGACCTTCTGGCGTTTCATATATAAATTGAGTAGATAATATTTCTGTAATAATACCCTCAAATCTACCGTTCAAAGAACAAAAATGTTCTATGTAATCTCCTACGCTTGGCTTGCCTTTTCTGTTACTCATAGTATTATTTATCCAGATTGCATAGAATCGATCTCAGCATCGATTAGATCAATATCTATATTCTTACCCATTGATAGTGATTAAGTCTCTCAAAACGTCTTTCCGAAGCTCTAAGAGCATGTTTACAGAGACTGTAGAGCCTTTAGTTTCTCTACAACAGTGTCAATGTTGATTGTTGAGAACAAACCTGGGTGTAATGGTTTCGGGTATCTATTATTTCCTACCCAAGCATACCCACAATGTTCGTCATTAAGAAATGGTGGAAATTCTTCTTCTATTTCACAGAAGAACGTATGATATGCAAATGTATTATTAACAAACTTTTGTATCGGTACTAATTTAAACTCATCGTCCCAATATGCAATTTCTTCTTGGCATTCTCTTTTTAATCCAGAAAGCAATGTTTCATTTTTCTCAATCTTGCCCCCTGGAATAGACCACGTAGGATTTTTATTCTCGTTTCTTAACAAGTAAAGATATCGTTGCGTAGATTTGCTGTAGAAAAATATTCCAGCAGATTGATTAATAATGATCATGCAGTTATTTATTAGGCAAACAGAGCCTGTTTAAATAACTATGCTGTAATCACCTTCTCCATAATAGCCTTCATAAGATTTCATCCACTGACCTTTTTGTGCAGGGGTTACGTCAGAATCTTCTGGAGTTGCAGACCATCTATATTGAATTTGGGTTGATAAATTAGTAAGATACTCAACTTCGTCTTCGTTCTTATCTGCATCAAATGCAATAAACCATTTGCCAAGAGTGCCATTGTATTCAATAATGTCATTAATATTTCTATCGATGACCTCAACTATATACACTGTACCTGATCCTGATGGCTGTACATTGTTCATTGTGAAAACAGTTCCTGGAACGTTGTCAGCCGCACTATACTGAGCATAGTTAGTTGTACCAGCAGTTGCAATCATGTACTCTACACCTGGTGCCATATCAGTAGCATTAATTGTTTCTGGTGTTGTAGACTGACCAGTTACACTTGCTATGACTACTCCCCATGATGCAGAATCTGAACCTATATCATCTACTAAGATATATCTAGTTCCAGGTGTTGCTCCAGGTAGTCCTGCATTTGGTCCAGTGATTTGTGGATTAATTACTCCTGTCACAGGCTCTAATGTATTTGCTGGTAATGTGTCTGGGTCAACATCAAAAATCAAATAACGATCATCTAATGGATTGACAACAATTGTTCCTACAATTTCATTTTCCATATATGGATTTTCTAACCATAACTGAGTTATTCCAGGTTGATATGCTCCGTACATGTTTAACAATGATGTCCAAAATAGATCAGTATCTGGATTTACTGGGACATCTAAATCTGTGTTTGGTGTATCTGCTGTAGTTGAATCTTGCGGCAATAATTGTATTGTGTTGCCTATATACAACAACTTATAACCATATGGTGAAAGTTTTTGTCTGTTGCCTAATAACAAATTGTCATCTTGCATTGCTTCAAGTCCTTTACCATCAAATATAGAAGCAATGATTTTGTGAACAGCACCATATTTTTTGAGTTTAGAAGATGTTGTTAACCATATAGGTAAATAAAACTTCCAAGTCATCACATCAATTGGATTACCTGTTCCCATAGGAATAGAACGAGATGAGAATGTTAACCCGTCCTGATATACAACTGTTAATGATGTCCAATCAACAAAATTATCAGTGCTTTGAATTTCTAAACTTGGATTAAACAATGTTCCTAACTGTTCGATCAATTCTAATTTTTGATTGTAGTTAGTAGTCCAAAAATCAACTTGTATTCTTAATGTATATGGTACAGGCATTAGTTTTTCAACTGTAAAGGCCTGCCCCTGTGTTGTCTCATATGAAGCGGTACCATCATCGTATGCTCTTTGTCGAATGTTTTGTTTTTCAACGAAGAAGGGCTCCTGTGTGCGTCTCTGATCATATTCTAGTCCATTGATAAAGTATGTACACATAGGTGCTGATGGTAGATTACTTGCAGAGTTGTTTGCAATAATATTTGCCGCTTGTCTACTTGCATCGCCATATTGTACTGGCACTCTAACTAGTATATCATTTCCATTAGGATCTTTTCCTTTAGTGACATACCAATTACTAAAGATTTTAGAAAACTGTAGAAGAAATCTTCTTATTTGATTATCGTAAAAATATTGTGCCATAAGTTCTAAGTCCCGTCACTCGGTGGATTATCATCAGGTGTTAAGTCTAACAAAGAACTTAACGGTTGAGCAGACGAAACGTTTGCCCCATCGTTATTTACATAAATATTAGCCTCGTTATTAATAAATCCAGATTGTAACGATTCATCAGTTGCTGTAAAGCCTGTAGTTGTTCTGACATTTTCATCGACTCTTAACCAAAGAGTACCAGACCAACGATATAAAACATTTGGAGAATAATCTATTCTTAAGAAGTAATCACCTACATTTGGTGATGCTGGGAATGCAATACCTGCTCCTGCAGGTAGACCATTTGGTGCTGTGCCATCACCAGTTAAGTAACCTGATGTGTAACCAAAGTCACGTGGTGTTGATCTTGCTATGTATTGGAAGCGAGGATCACAGTCAGCACGATAGTCCATTGTATTCGGACCATATGGCTCAGTACCTGTGAACCCTGATGCATCTGGATCTTGGTCTGCTGTTGCGTAAGTATTATCAGCAGTACCATATGGACCTACTACAGGTCCTGAGATATCTACAGTTAAGACTTTTGTGCCTTCCATCTGACCTGAACCTGAACCTGTCGGAGACATCTCTGGATCTTCTGTCAGTATAGACAAGTTTGCTTGTACAAACTTATCAATCATTGATTCAAGGTCGATGTCTTTTTCTTTAATTTTAGATTGCATAACATCCATCACTTCTTTTGGTATTCTAATACCAGATGATGCATATTTGTATTTGTCACTACGCATAGTAACGACTGAACCAGTACCACTAAGTGGATTATTACCAGGCATCCATGAACGAACATCTGTTGGCGGTGCTGGTTGATTGTACTTGCCAGATTTAACACCGTTCTCTTCCCATACCCCATAACCAGGTACTACATATAATTTAGATGTATCATAACCTGCTTTTGGTACAATTCGTTCTGCTTCTTTTAAGTTAGCATCATTGATACGAACATTTTCATTATATCGACCAAGTACGTCTTTTAATGTATCTGTTACATCTAGTTCCCAATATAGATCAGGTGTAGTTGCATTTGGTTTAGTGCCTGCTGGTACTTCTTGTAGTGTTTTGTAATTTTTGTCACCGAATGAGACAACATATCCTTCAGGGTATGTTTTATCTTTGTCCCAATCACCAAGATAATTGTCTATATCAGTTGGCTGTTCTAAAATATCTGAGAACTCTTGGCTGTCTACTAGCATTTCACATTTGATACGCCACATATGTGGATACCAAGTCTGTGAGAATCCTTCACTTGCATAGTTAGCATCTGTAATCTGATAGAATCTTTTTAATGCAACTGGGAAAGTTTCTTTAAGAGGATTATAATCTAGTAAGTGAGGTAGTTCGATAACATCTCCTACCATCATCTTTCGACCTAAGATATCAATCATGTCATTATAATGAACTGTGATAAAAATAGTGTCATTACTTAAGAATAAGCCAAACTGACTGAGATCAAAGTCTAAGTTTTGTACATTGTAATGCCCACGTAATCGATATATATCTTTGGCATATTTACGATCTCTGTTCTCTAAGAACAGTAAGTCTTGTATGTTTGTCGGTTCTAGTTTATCATATTGAGGCTGAGTAAAGTCTGCTGATGGACCTTGATCGTCTGGACCCAAATATTTATGAATGTACAAATCGGTACCGCCAACTGTCAGTTGTTCGGAAATGATCTTGTCCATAAACTTGTAGTCACTTTGTTTTTCGGGACGGTATAATGATAATCTTGGCATAACTATATTTATCGGAATCGGTTCATTGTACAAATTCTGGGCAATTGGGTAAATAAAATATTGCTTTTTAGATTTAAATGCTATATACTTCTATCTTGCTAAAAATGACACAGATAAAATTGGAGACAAAATGGCTAGACGGAAAGTAAAAACAGTTTATCTCACGCCTGAACCTAAATGGGAAAAGTATAAAGGTATCACTGACGAAGATGCACGAGAAAAGGCATTCCAAGATGCCCAATACTTTATCCGAACCGAAATTAGCGATAAGAAAAGATTGGTTCGTTGTAAATCATGGATCAAAAAAGATGCAGGCTGGCCTACTGAAGAAGTAGAAATCATTCTCAGAAATCCAGATTGGAACTTTAATGGGACTGCAAATTCAATTTGGTTTTTAGATAAAGTGGGTTACATGCCACAAAATCATATTAGCCATATTGCAAAACTCAAAGAAGAATGGATCGAAAAAGGCGAGAAGATTGCTAAAGTCAAAGAAGAAAAAGCAAAAGACAAACCTAATCGCCCTTCTATCCAAGATATAATGAAAGATAAATTACTAGAGGCTGGAGGAGAAATCGATGGTCTTATGGATGAGTTCTTTGAAGATGAGATAAAGATTGACGATAAGTTTAAAAGCAAAGTCTTACAAATTTTACACAAGTACAATCCATTAGCAAATCATATTCCTCTATTGACCTCAACCTATGATAGAGAACAAAAAGAATTTAAAGAAGTAATTGAAGGTAAAGATGAACAGTTAGTTGAAGCATATAGTCACTTTAGTAAAAAGAAACTTAAAGCAACTGTTGGTCTTTATGACACAGTAAATGGTGTGTTGAACTCTTATGCTACACTTAAGATTAAGTCTAGGGCTAAACGTAAGACTAAGCCTATCACTCCTGAGAAAGCAACACAGAAGTTAAAGTATCAGAAACGTTTTGAGTGTGAAACAACAAAACTTACACTAGAAAGCATCAGACCAACAGAACTTCACTTATGTAAAGAAGCATGGGTCTATGATACTACGAAAAGAAAACTGCATCACTACGTTGCAGATAGTATGAGTGGAGAAATGTTTGTAAAGGGTAACACTTTGCATGGATTTGACAAGGCAAAGAGTGCAATTAAGACTTTACGTAAACCTAAAGAGCAACTTAAAGAAGTTATGGGAAGTAAGCCAGCCGCTAGAACTTACTTTGATAAGATTAAAGCAGTAGGCATCAAACCAACTGGTAGATTTAATGATTCTCTTATTATCTTAAAGGCTTTCTAAGAAGATAAATACTCATAACAGGAATTTATCTTATGCCCGCAAACGAATTAGCAGTACCAAACAATCGAAACCTTGAACAACTAAAAGAGGCCATGTTTGAGAACCTGCGTTTCCGATTAGGTGAAGGGATCATTGACTTAGAATTAGATCCAGAGCATTATGAACAAGCATACAACTACTCAGTATTAACTTACAGACAACGTGCAGAAAACTCTGTGCAAGAATCTTATACACTGCTGACAGTAGACAAAAACCAAGACACTTATACACTGCCAACTGAATTCATTAACGTCAGACAATGTTTCAGACGCACAATCGGACTTGAAACAGGCCCAGGTGCATCGTCATTTGATCCATTCTCATCTGCTATTCTAAACACTTACTTGTTAAACTATAACTATGCAGGTGGACTAGCAACGTATGACTTCTATGCAGGGTATGTAGAACTAGCCGCTAGAATGTTTGGTGGTTATGTTATCTACACATTTGATCCTGTCACTAAAACAATTCGATTTGTTAGAGACTTTAAAGGCTCAGGTGAACAGATTCTTATTTGGGCTGATGTTACTCGTCCAGAAACAACATTACTACAAGATCCAGGTATCACACCATGGATGTATGACTTTACACTTGCAACACTTAAAACAATTATAGGTGAAGCACGTGAAAAATTCTCAACAGTTGCAGGTCCAGGTGGTGGTACTGCTCTAAACGGAGCGGCTATGAAAGCAGAAGGTAAGCAAGAACAAGAAAGATGTCTTAAAGACCTCAGAGACTACGTTGACTACTCACAACCTCTTACTTGGATTCAAGGATAATTGACGATCTGAGCAATGACATAAGAAGCATTTTGCTCCATGATAATATATGGGCATTACTGACTTCTTGTGATACTACTGAATCAAGTTTTGGTCATGCAATTAATAATTCATTGCAACCTTTTCGTGGTCATTTAGATACACCAGTTGACCAATCAGTAATAAATGATATTGAGTATCTTGTCATTGGCTTCGCTTTATTTGAACCTCAAGTAAACAGTAATCATACATCTTGGATAGAAGATTGTCTTCATTATTGTAAAACTAGCAATTTATTTCCCAATTTAAAATCAGTGTATGTCTTATATGAAAACACTTATATTAATTTTACAAGTCTTACAGATCATTACCCTACTTATGGTGTTCGACTCAATTACTTTTTATTACGATCTGAAGGTACAGAAGAAAAAGCAATTGGTATAGACAATTCTTATGATAACACTTGGTTCCGAAAGGCTGAAGTTAATTTAGGCTTTAATTACAATAAAGCAGTTTGGATGATTGGAGATATAACCAATAGACCTCACAAGTTTCCTCTCTTATACAAATTTCATACAGAAAATAAATTAGATGTTTTGGACTACTCATTAACTTACAGATTGAATGACCAAACAAATGAACATTTTAGAGAAAACAATTACAATCATTTGATAGATTGGATGAATGAACTTTATGATTTAGATTTAGATTTATCTAAGATGAAAACTTTGTATCATACTTTTGCAAAAGAGTTTGAAGGTGATCAATTCAGTAAAATGATTGAACAACATGTAAATTCATTTGACATTGCTAACTACGTTTTTCCTCCTGCATACAATGATGCTAGACTTATCATAAACCCAGAGACTTGGTGGAAACAAATTCTTACTGAAAATTATCCTGAAGATTCTCAAAGTTTTTCGGTTACAGAAAAAACTTGGAAACCAATAGCAGTCAAAAAGCCATTCATAGGCATAAGTTGCAATGACATGCTTGATAGACATTTAGAATCGTTAGGGTTTAGAACTTTTAGAAAATATACTAATCACCCTAATAATCTAATTGTTGATGATAAAGACTTAGAGCAATATATAACAGTTGCATATGAAAGAGTGGTTAGTTTTTTAAAGAACTCACACTCTCGTAGACAAGAGATTTGGGAAGATATAGAACATAATCATGCACAATGGCAAAAGATTTTAACCCGTGAATGGGATTTGTTATATCAAAAATGTCCTCCTTTTAAGCATGTAAATAAGGATAAACTTCTGAGAGCCTTTTGTTTACCCTATGATGCTCTTATTAACCAAAAAGACTTGACTTTCCCTCCCGTATAGTTTATAATAGTGACTACTTGACTAGAGGACTATTCCGTATGATTATAGGCATTACAGGACTTATCAGCAGTGGTAAAGATACTGCGGCTGATTATCTTATTCGATTTCATGGCTTTAAAAAACTGAGTTATGCAGGTCCCTTGAAGGATTGTGTGTCTGCAATCTTTGGCTGGGATAGAGAAATGCTAGAAGGCACAACTCAATCTAGCAGAGAGTGGCGAGAAGAAGTTGATGAGTGGTGGGCAAAACGATTAGCCATGCCTCATCTGACTCCTCGTTGGGTCTTGCAGTATTGGGGAACTGAAGTAGGCAGACGATCATTTCATAATGATATCTGGGTGTCAGCAGTAGAAAATCAATTGCGTAATATACAAGATGATGTAGTTATAACTGATTGTCGATTTAAGAATGAAGTCGATGCAATTAAAAATGCAGGTGGAACTACAATCAGAGTCGAAAGAGGTGATTATCCTAAATGGATCGTAGATGCTGTGGATTACAATCACACTCGAAATCCTCAAGCACTTGCACGATTAACTGATTTAAATATTCATGCTAGTGAATATAGTAGTGTAGGATTAAATTACGATCACACTATTAAGAATGACGGCACGATTGATGATTTGCATAAAGCAATGGAATCAATAGTCAACAGTTAAGTCTCCTCTCACCCAGACTATTTCTTTTCTTTTGACGACCTCGATACAGTTTAAACAGATTGTTCTTAAATTAGTAAAGTTTACGTTTCGAGGTTTGCCGTCTATATGATAGACAGTCATTTGTGTAGAGTATAAACTTTTAAAGCCACACAAAAAACAGTTAGGCTGTTTTTCATATCCTGCTTGTTGCCACAAAAAAATTGGTTTTTTATTTGGGTGAATACATGAATCACATTTACTTCTATAATGTCTAATGCCTTTTCTTATATAATTAACAGCACAAACGTTTTTATTGCAAATTTGACAGATAGGTCTCGTTGATTCCATGCAGTTATTTATTCAAAACCTTCAAAGGTTTTTTTAATCCGTTGTTTTTTGTAATACATGATAAATAATAGTATGAAAAAACAATCAGGGTGTAACCCTCAAAATCATACAAAAGGAATATTATCATGGCACTAACATCACCAGGCGTACAAGTCTCAGTTATTGACGAAAGTCAATATCTTGCTGGAGCACCAGCATCAGTTCCGTTTTTCTTATTTGCGACAGCAGAAAACAAAGCGGATCCAACATCAACTGCAACAGCGGCGGCAACAACTTCTGCAAATGCAGGTAAACTATATACAATTACAAGTCAAAGAGACTTAGTTACTCTATATGGTAATCCATTCTTCTACTCATCATCTGCAGGAACACCAATCCAAGGATATGAATTAAATGAATATGGATTATTAGCGGCTTATTCAGCACTTGGTATTACTAATCAAGTATATGCATTAAGAGCAGATATCGATCTAGCAAGTTTAGTCGGATCAACAGGTCGTCCAACTGGAGCACCAACAAATGGCGCTTACTGGTTAGATGCTACTGATTCTACATGGGGACTTAATATATGGAGTGAATCAACTCAAGCATTTACTGCACCAACTCCAATCGTAATTACATTAGCATCTCAAGTATCTAGTGGTCAGCCACTATCATCAGTTGGTAACATCGGTGATTATGCAATCGTTGCTATCCCTACTTATGATTCTCCAACATCAACTACTAATCAAACATATTGGTACAAAAATAGTTCAAATGCTTGGGTAGAATTAGGATCAGTTCCTTGGATGAACTCTTTTGCTACACTTGTAACACCAACTGCTAACCCAACATTGACTGAAGGAGATACAGTTGAACTTTCAATTAGTGGTGGACTAGGCGCAGGAGGCAGTAATACTGTTTCTCTCGTAGTTGCGGCGGCACCAAACAACACTGTTAATCAATTAGCACAAGACATTAATTCTCTTAACTGGGAATACATTTCAGCAGATGCTTCTAATGGCAAACTTAACATTTATTCTGCTCAAACAGGTGGAACACCTAACAGTGACGATGTTAATTTAAATGCATATTTCGTAAGATTGCATGATGCTACTGGTACTATAATGACTGACTTAGGTTATACAGCGGCGGCACAACTTTCATATCAGCCAAGAGTTGCATATGGAACTTCTGCTCAACAACCAGTATGGGGGTCAGCACAAGATTATCCAGCACCAACAGGCTCTACATGGGTTCAGGTTAACGGTACAGGATTACAACCAGTAATCTCTTCATACAACTCAACAACTGCATCTTGGACTGCAAAAACTCAGTCATTCGCAACTTCTGATTGGAGTCAAATCTATTCAGCAGACTCAACAGGTGGCGGAGCAATAGCGGCAGGTGACGTTTATACTCAGTATGGATTCGATAGTGACTTCAATGCAGGTCCTGTTTACTACTGGTACAGAGCGGCAACAGGCGCAACTGTAGTTAAAGGTGTAAATACTACACCAGACTTTACTTCAGGACCATATGTTGCAGGAGTTCAAATTTCAACACCAGGTGTTTCTACACTTAGTAGTTCATATCCATTCAACTTGGCAGATGCTACAGATGCTACAGATTTCGTAACTGCATGGTCAGCGGCGAACATACCTTACACATCTGCATCAGTTAACGATGACGGTACTATTTCATTAACACACACAGCAGGTGGTGTTATTGTATTAGATGATTATAAAGCAGACGGAACATCATCTGGTTTATGGGCAGAAGCAGGATTCAATATATCTACTACTGTAGGTGGTAAAGAAGGTCCTTTCAGAAATGACATTACCTTTAACAGCACACAGGCTTCAACAACAGGTTCAGGTACAGGATTACAAATTGCTGTAACAAATAACTATGGATTCTACGATTTTAATCCAATTTCAGTTGTAGGCGCAGGTACAGGACATGCAGTAGGCGACAGAGTTACTTTCTCAGGCGTAGATTTTGGCGGAGCAACTCCAGCAAATGACTTAGTAGTTACTATAACAAAAGTCACTGCAGGTGCAGTTGATGCTTATACTTGGTATTCAGGTACTGGTCCAGATATGTACACAGTTCAGTTATCTAACTGGAGAGAATTCTCATTAACAACAACTGGAGCATATTCATTAACAGCGAATGAAGGTGCACCAACTGCAATCCCAACTAACATGACTAACTGGTATTACACAGCAACTGATCAATGTGATATCATGGTTAATACATCAACAGGTTGGAAAGGATACGGAAATCAAGGTTATGATAGCAACGGAATGGTTAACACAAACGTTGCAAACACAACTGATCCTAAAGGTCCTCTCGTATCTGCTAGTGAACCTTCACTTCAAAGTGATGGAACAGTATTAGCATACGGTGATCTTTGGTTAGATACCTCAGACTTAGAAAACTATCCAACATTATATCGTTGGGAATCAGTACAACAAACTGGTGGTGGTTCAGCAGTTGATAAGTGGGTCTTACTCGATAAGAGTGATCAAACTTCACCAGATGGTATCTTATTTGCAGATGCACGTTGGGCAACTAACGGAACAACTAATCCAGCAAACGATCCTATTCCAAGCATCGTATCATTACTAGCAAGTAATTACTTAGACGTTGATGCTCCAAATACAGCAAACTACCCAGTAGGTATGCTGATGTGGAACATGAGACGTTCAGGATACAATGTCAAGCAATACAGAATTAATTACTTCAATGCTGACAGATTCCCTAACAAAGTATTACCAACTGTAAAAGATGCATGGGTAACTGCTTCAGGTTTAGAAGCAGACGGTTCTATGTACGCAGGTCGTAAGGCTCAAAGAGCAATGGTGGTAACATCAATGAGATCAGCAATCGCATCTAACACTGCTATTAGAGATGAAGATAACTACTTCAACTTACAAGCATGTCCAAACTATCCTGAGTTACAACCAGATATGGTTACATTGAACTCTGATAGAGGCGAAACTTCTTACATCGTTGGTGATACACCAATGAGATTGAAAGATAGTGCAACTGATATTCAGGCTTGGGCAACTAACGCGGCAGGAGCAACAGCAACAAGTGAAGACGGTCTAGTAACTAGAAATACTTATATGGGTCTATTCTATCCATCAGGTATTACTACTGATCTATCAGGTCAATTAGTAGCAGTTCCATCATCTCACATGATGACACGTACAATCTTACGTAATGACAATGTTGCTTATCCTTGGTTAGCGCCAGCAGGAACTAGACGTGGTATTATCGACAATGCTTCAAGCATTGGTTACTTAGATTCAGCAAGTGGTGAATTTGAAGTAATTAAAACAAGCATTGGTATTAGAGATGTGTTATACACAAACTTTATTAATCCAATGGTATTCTTTACAGGTCAAGGATTATTGAACTATGGTAACAAAACTTCATTTAATTCATCATCTGCTTTAGATAGAGTTAACGTAGCACGATTAGTCGCTTACATACGTAGACAATTAGTATTAGCGGCACGACCATTTGTCTTTGAACCAAATGATGTTCAAACAAGAAAATCAATTGCGGCAGTAGTTGAAACATTGTTTGCTGATTTAGTTTCAAAACGTGGTCTATTTGATTACTCAGTAGTTTGTGATTCATCTAACAATACTCCAGCGAGAATTGATAGAAATGAACTTTGGATTGATATAGCAGTTGAGCCAGTGAAAGCGGCTGAATTCATATACATTCCAGTTAGAATCTTTAACACTGGTGAGTTATCAGGATCGTAAAAAAGATATACAAAGAGGCTTCGGCCTCTTTGATTAAAAAAAAGATAAATATATTTAAGAGATATATTTAATATTAGGAGATTAAAATGGCATCAGCCTCAGATACTTTAAAAAACCTTTCAGTTAAACCAGAAGGTAGGGAGAACGTCAACTTATTGATGCCTAAACTTCAATACAGATTCCGGGTTGGGTTTACTAACTTTGGAATTGGTAGTGATGCTGAAGGTTCAGTTACATTGACACGTCAAGTTATTGATGTAGCAAGACCACAGTTACAGTTCGCAAAAATTACAGTTCCTGTTTATAATTCACAGATTTATCTAGCAGGTAAACATTCATGGCAGCCACTTCAGGTTAACATTAGAGACGATGCATCAGGCGTTGTTTCTAAAGCAGTTGGCGCCCAGTTGCAAAGACAACTAGACTTCTTTGAGCAGGCATCATCTGCTTCAGGAGCCGATTACAAATTCGCAATGAACATTGACATCTTAGATGGTGGTAATGGAGTTAAAGATCCTGTAATCTTAGAGCAATGGGAACTAGCAGGTTGCTACTTAGAACAAGCAAACTACAATCAGTTAAACTATGCAACATCAGAAGCAGTGCAAATTGCTTTAACAGTATCATATGATAATGCTGTTCAAACTGACGGAGCAGGAGCATTGATCGGAGTAGGTGGACCAGGAACTATCGCGGATGCTGTATCAGCACCAGATCAAGGTACTGCTACTGGTTAATAGCAAACAGAGTAAATTTAAAAACCGGGTTCGCCCGGTTTTTTTATGGGGTTTTTAAAGAGATAAATAAGACTATAGGAGAAATATATGGCTGATCCAGCATTTACTAGTCTAAAAGATAGTTTAGTCGGAGCGTTTCTAAGTGATGTTTACTTAAGAGACTATACACATGCGGCTAAAACTTTTATTCCGAATAAGTTTTCAAATGCTCCTAAAGTTAAATTTCTTTTTCATACTTATTTTAATATCAATTCAGACGCATGGACTCCTCCCGCAGGTGTTGCTTCTAATAATTATGGAATACTAGTTAAATCAGTTAAACTTCCTTCTTTTAGATTTGAAACTGACACGTTGAATCAGTACAATAGAAAACGTATTATACAAAGCAAAATTAAATATGAGCCTGTAGATTTTACATTCCATGATGACAATGCATCTCAAATCACAGCAATGTGGAATGCTTATTATCAATATTACTATGCAGATTCATTTAATCCAGAATTAGGTAGTGGTGATACAAAGACTTATAACAGACGTAATATATATGATCCTTCTTTATCTGGCGACATGCAATATGGATATAGAGGAGATTCTTTTACAGGACAACAAGAAAGACCTTCTTTTTTCAAAGATATAACAGTTTATGGTTTGTGGAACAATCAATACATTGCTTATACATTCATTAATCCAATTATTACAAACTGGTCTGGCGATACATATGCATATGATCAGCCTGAAGGAACAATGCAACACAATATGACAATTGATTATGAAACAGTAACACACAATACTGGAGAATTTAATCTGGAAGAAGATGGACCTAAAGGTATTGATGCAGTTACTGGATTTGGACTTGAAGCACACTATGACTACACAGATAGTCCAAACGAACAATTAGGGCAAGGAGTCGGTGGATTAGGAGGGGCATCAGCACAGATGGCTATTCTTAATGATCCGAATGCTACTGCATTTGAAAAAGCACAAGCATTAGCAAAACTTTCACAATTAGATCCATCAGCAGTTATTGCACAAGCAAAAGATGCTGTTAAAGACGGTATTAAAGATGCAGTTAAAGATGCTGTTATAGACAAATTAACTGGCGGCTTATTTGGTGATGGCGGTGGTTCTGGGTCACCTACTATGGGTGCAAGTCCAGCATTGATTCAAATCTCTAACCAAGGTGGTGCCACAGCCGCAAACAATAATAATACTACTGGCAGTGGAGCAAATGCTGGGGAACAGAATTTTGGTGAGAGTGTAGTAAGTAACATAAGTAGAAATTTAGGATTCGGTTAAAATGGCATTAGAAGTAGTACAAACAGAAAACACACTAGAAATATTCGATAGTTTTTATGCAGAACCATTAAGTGTTCCTGTCAATGAATGGGACGTAGTAAATTCATACTTTGTTGGAGTATTAAAAGGCGACCCTAATTCTGAAAGTACAAAAGATACTGCAAAAAAATTCGCATCTGTGTTGTTTAAAATTGCACAACAAACAGGCACAGATATCATGGTGTTTATGGATTATTTTAGAACTAATGTAGAAACAAGTATACAAGTAAATAGCGAAATGGCATATTATTTAAATCTATTAAAATCTAAAACTGCATTATATGGAATCAGCACTGTCGTAAGTCCTAATCAAGCAGTACAACGTAATATCATTGCATAACAAGGCCCTATAATGGCTCGTAGACAAAAATACGCACAAGGCAGATACACTGTAAGAAATCCACAAAAATATGTAGGCAAAGGTAAGCCAACATATCGATCTGGATGGGAACTTACGTTTATGATCTTTTGTGATAGTAACGACAAAGTGTTGCAATGGGCTAGTGAATCTATAGCAATTCCTTATATACATCCTATTACAGGCAAACGAAAAAATTACATACCAGATTTCTTTATTGTCTACCAAGATAGAACTGGTAGAAAAAAAGCAGAACTGATCGAAATCAAACCAAAAGCACAAAGTATCATTGAAGAAAAAAGAACTAATCCTAAGACTGCAATTACTGTTGCTATCAATCATGCTAAGTGGAAGTATGCTCAAGCATATTGCAAAACTCAAGGCATTCAATTCAGAGTTGTTACTGAAGACGATCTTTTCTACAACGGTCGTAGTAAGTAGATAAATACTTGTATGACTAAGAAACTTGAAGAATTATTTGATATTGCTTCTAACGAAGACAATGAATTGAATGAGCCTATTCCAGGCGTAGCAGAAGAAGTTACTAAAGAAGCATTAAGTAACTTAGAAAAGATTGAAACTGCTTTGCCTACAGTTAGAGGCTTAGAAGCATCTGATAGAGAGATGGATGAACTGAGCAAGAAAGCAGAAACTAGTTTCCAAGATTTAATGGATTTAGGAATGCAAGTTGATTCACGTTTCAGCGGTGACATTTTTAGTGTTGCTAGTAATATGTTGAATCATGCTATTACTGCTAAGACTGCTAAACTAAACAAAAAATTAAAGATGATTGATCTACAATTAAAGAAAGCAACATTAGATCAACGTCAAGCAAAGGCTGATGAAAAGATCGATAATATTCCTTTAGGCGAAGGACAAAACTTGGATCGTAACGAATTACTACGAGTTTTATCTGCTAAAAATACAGAAGAATGATAAATATATTACACGGGAACAAAACATTATGAGAAATCTTAAACAATTTATCGCAGAAAGCGTCCACACTTATGACTACACAATTAAAGTAGCCGGTGACGTTGACAAGAACTTCTTGGAGTTGTTTAAATTCAACTTAGATAAGTTCTCACCAGTTGAAATCAAAGGTCCAAAATCAACACCAATTCAAGCAAATCCATATGGATTTCCAAATTTAAATAATGAGCCTGTACATATATTTACATGCAAGTTTGCATACCCATGTACTGAACCAATGGTTCAACAAATGGCTCAATTACTAGGTCATAACATCAACTATGTAAGAATGGTTAATACTGCATACAATGACGGTATTAATGATGAAATGGAGCAATACGAAAATCAAGCATCACCAGCATTAGGCGAACCTGAATTAGAAGATAATGGAAAAGAAGCAAGTGAAGAATATGGTGATAAGTACTTAGACAGCATACACAAACATGCAGAATATAAGAACGTCGGTAAAGTAGGTTTACCTGCTGATCAAAAGAATACTAAAGATTCATTTGATCCTTGGAAGCCTTGGACAGATGATTCAGTTAAAGGGCAAAAGAGTCCGTTTACTGATGTAAAACGACAGCCTAAGCCTGAAACATCAGCGGGACTATAAGGATTTAACTATGGACTTTAAAAAGATTTTAACGCAATTCAATGACATGTCAGAAGACTCTACTGAGTCTACTACTATGTTAACAGAAGCCGATCAAAAAATTCCAAACCCGACTGCACCAGATTCAGAAGCAACAAAAAGACGAAAGGCTATTGAAAAACACCAAGAAAAACTTAGAAATAAAGACGATGAAAAAGAAGGAAGTTTTTATGGGTATAGACAAAGATCAGATAATTTTGATCCAGATTTAGATGAAAGTGTTGGTATCGTTAAGGGTACATTAAGAAATGTCTTTGAAGAACTTAAATTAGAACCAGCAGACCCTGGAGCACAACATATTACACAAGATGGCGAGACAATCGGCACAGTAAAAGATGCAAATACAGCAAACCAAATCCAAACAGCAATTGATAAAGGTAACTTAACAATGGGTGATTCTGAGATAAACGAAGAAGAACTCGATGAAAAATGGGCTGGTGACACTAAGATTAAATCTACTGGTAAATGGGCAGACAAAACTATCGCAGAATTGCAAAAAGCCCGTTCAGCATTAAAAAGCAAAGAAGACAGAACTAAAGAAGAAACTTCTAAATTACGACAAATTAATTTTGCTATACGATCTAAGAAAGATTGGAAAGGTAAAGTAGCAGAAACTGACACACCACCTGAATCATCAATGGATCTTACATCTCCACTAAGTGGCGATAATAGAGACATGGCAGAAGGTGCTCAATATCCAGCAGATGATGGGTCTCCAAATTCAACTAATGATGAAAAAGGCAACGCCGCGGCAAACGCCGCTCTGGCAGCCAATGATTCTGATACGCCTCAACTTGTAAAAGAAAAGGCTAAGGGTAAGATAAGCAAATCTAGTAAACTACCTAGTATTTCTAAAGTGAAATCTATGTGTTCAGAAGGCTTGTCTACATCACAAATAAAACAACTGCACCCTAAGTGCAATCAAAAAGAACTTAATATTATGATTAAAAATACTAAAACAAACTTAAAAGAAGGCGCTGATCACATTCTGAAAGCGGCAAAGCACATGGGTCATGCTCATGGTTTATGTAAAGGATCTTATGCATGTCCACATGACGAAGGATCTGAAGGTCATAAGGCATACCACGAAGGTTACAAACATGGCCTTGATGAAGCATGTGGCGTAAAGAACGCTTATGAAGATTCTACAAAAGAAATGGGAATTCGTAACGAGCCAATCGTAGGAATCGTGCATGAAGAACCTGAATCAGAAGTTGTATCTACTATGGCATCTTACGGTGCGATGGACGAAGCAGAGATGGATGAAGGCAATGCATTTTCAGGGGCAATGGACAAAGTAAGCAAGGGCGAAAAGTTCACTGTAGGCGGAAAAGAATTCACAAAAACTGTAGCAGAACAAGAAAAAGATGCTGGTTTAGATGACAAGTATGACTGGAATGCATCAACTGAAGGCGACAAAGAAGCAACATATGAAGATGCCTGGACATTTGAATCATTAGAAGCAGAACTAGAGTCTGTATTAAATGAAGATCAGACTGTAGAAGAAGGTGTTAACATCTCAGTTCAGTCTGGAATGGAAGGACAAGAAGACAGAGTTAGTGTTAATGCTACAGATGCAGAAGCAGATAAGTTAATCAAGTTTGTTAAAGACGTAGGCATGGGCAACTATGGAGATCCTGAATTAGAAGTTGTAACACCAGATGTTGCAGACGTATCATTCTATGGTTCAGAATCACCATCAGAAGAGCCTCAAAGTTCACATGATGACATGCTCAAGTTAATGGGTATTGTCGATATGGAAGATGATGCAGAAGCACCAGGAACTGTTGACTACGAAGAAGAAATTGTTGATGAAAAAGAAACATGCGAATCATGTGGTTCAGATGATCATATGGAAGAAGCATGTGGCGACAAAACAATGGAAGATCAAGGTTACAATGACAGAGAAGACGAACAACTCGGTATGAAAGACGGCAAAGAGTCTGGTAAAGATGATGACTACGCAGGACGTAGAGATCAGTCACGTGATGACTTCGGTCATAGACATGGTGGGCATTTAGAAGAAAAGCAAGGCTATAACGATAGAGAAGACGAGCAACTTGGCATGAAAGATGGCAAGGAATCTGGTAAAGATGATGACTATGCAGGTCGTAGAGATCAATCACGTGATGACTTCGGTCATAGACATGGTGGGCATTTAGAAGAAGAATCAGATGCAGAGATGGACGACCATGCTGAAAGAGCAGGTAAAGAAGTTGCACATGATGCACATTATGATGGTCGTAAGCACTCAGGTAGAGATGGCGAAGATGTCACTAAAGATTTAGAATATGATGATTACAAAGATCATCACAGAGCAGATGAAGGTCAAGGCTACGATGATAGAGAAGACGAACAACTCGGAATGAAAGACGGCAAAGAATCTGATAAGAAGCAGTCAATGAAGGATCGCAGAGATGATGAACGTGGTAAGTATGGCAAAAGAGACAAAGAAGACCATAACGATCCTAAGTCATTAGAAGAAACTCTTGCACAGTTAGATGAACTTGCTCAGTTAGATGAATTTAAAAAACAAGGCTATGATGATAGAGAAGACGAGTCTGATGGCGAGAAGCATGGCAAAGAATCTGGTAAGAAACAGAGTGAAAAAGGCCGTAGAGATGACACAGATGGTGCGTGGGGTAAGAGAGATAAAGAAGACAGAAAGCCTTCTTTAGAAGAAAATCTTAGAACTTTAGACTTACTAGCAGAAGTCGGTGTAGAAGCATCAGAACAGCCTACTCAGCCTTTATCACAACATGACGATGATAACTTAACAACAGAAGGTGCAGAAGATGCATCTGCTGATAGTTTAGATGGATCAATCGAACCTGTAACTGAAACTCAAACTGATGATCAAAGAGAATTTGCAGTATCAGAAGATGATTTAGAAGAAGGTAAACTTCCAGCAGGTCTTAAAGCATACCAAGATAAAAAGAAAGGTAAAAAAGACGATAAAGATGTTGATGAAGCATGTGGAGACATGAAAGAAGAGAAACTTGACGAATGGGCTAACGATGCTGGTAAAGATGGCATGGAAACTTCGTTTGAGCAAGACATTGACTTTATGACTAAAGTTATCTCTGGTGGACTTAACAAACAGAAATCAACAGGTCAAACAACTATTCCAGTTGTTGCTGGTCAAGATGACAGAATGGGATATAACGGTGCTGACTTAGTTAAAGAAGGCAGTGTTTTATCATCATCTGGTTTTGCAACTATGTTGAACAAACTTGACAGCCTATCTGAAAAATAATAACTACGAAGTTTTTACTTTTATAATACCCGGCAATGTCGGGTATTTTTTTGGATAACGAAGAATATCTCCAAACGATAAATACTACTATTAGGAAAGAATTGTTATGTCACAAAGAAATATAGATTTCGGAGCATTCCCAGACGATCCCAATGCAGATGCTATCCGCTCGGCATTTGAGAAAGTTCAGTTAAATTTTACAGAAGTATTTGCTGGTCTGGGTGATCAAGCAGTAATCTCGGTTAACAAAACTGCAGGGTCTGGAATTCAAGTAAATCAACCTACAGGCAACGTAGTTATTTCTGCAAACATTGCCAACTGGACTGTTAGATCATCTACATTAGATTTAGGGATAAGCAATCCAGGAACACTATCAGTTGCAAAAATAGAAAACACAAGTCAATCTCTTTACATTGATCTGCCTCCTACTGCGGTTTATGCGGCAGGTGACTTCGGTTATATCTTAGCAAACACATCATCAGGCAATGGCAACATAGATGGCAATAACATAACATTAACTAACAATGTAGTAGCAGGAAATGTCTATGCTAATACAGGTATTATTGGTGCCACTACATTAACAGGTACTCTAAGTACAGCCGCTCAAACAAATATTACATCAGTAGGTACTCTATCTGGACTTACTGTAACTGCACCCATCACTGGTAGTGTAACTGGTTCAGCCGCAACAGCAGGCACAGTAACAACAGCCGCTCAACCAAACATCACATCAGTAGGAACGTTATCAGCATTAGGTGTTAACGGAATTGTAACAGCACAATCAGTTACAGCAAACACAGGATTATTTACAGGTGATGGTGGTGGCTTATCAAATATTGCAGGTGCTAATGTAGGCTTAGTAGCAAATGCAACGTATGCAGTATCAGCAGGCAGTACACCATTAGCAGGAACAGTTACAACAGCGGCACAGCCAAATATCACAAGTGTCGGCACATTATCAGCATTATCTGTAACAGGTAATGTGTCTGCAGGCAATGTGTCTGGCACAGGTGGTGTCTTCACATATGTATCAGGCGACGGTGCTAACTTAGCCGCAATTACAGGAGCAAATGTCTCGGGCGTTGTAGCAAATGCTACACATGCAGTATCATCAGATAGTGCTAATGCAGTTGCAGGTCCTAATGTAACTGGACAAGTAAATTTCGCTGTAACTGCTAATGCAGTAGCGGGAGCAAATGTCTCAGGTGAAGTTACTAATGCCGCTATAGCAAACTCAGTTGCTGGTGCAAATGTATCTGGCGAAGTTGGATTCTCAGTAGTAGCAAATTCAGTTGCTGGCGCTAATGTATCAGGTACTGTAGCAAATGCAACATATGCTGTATCAGCAGGTACAGTAGAAACTGGCGCACAACCAAACATAACATCAACAGGCACTCTAACATCATTAAATGTTACAGGAAATGTCGATGCTGGAAACTTAACTACAACTGGTCTTATTACTGGTGATGGTGGTGGTTTATCTAACATCTCTGTATCAGCAGGTGCCGCTATTACAAACGGCACAAGTAATGCAATAGTGGATACTAACGGACCATTCAGAGTTTCAATCAATGGTTCAGCAAACGTAGTACAAGTTAAAGATTCAGGAACAAACATGGAAGTTGCAGGCTCAATGTCTGTATCAGGTGGATTCGATAATAACATCGATTTCAATAGTACTTCTAACTTAGGACCTGAAAGTAATGTAACAATTACAGGTGGAGTTGCAAACGCATTCTTAAGAACAGACGGTGCAGGTGTGTTGTCATGGTCAACAGCAGTAACTGCGGCGCCTGGTGCAAATACTCAGGTCATATTCAATGACGGTTCAGGCTTGTATGCTGGTAATACAGGATTTACATTCACCAAAACAACAGGTACTTTTACTGCACCAGTTATAAGTGGACCATTATCAACTGCGGCACAACCAAACATTACAAGTGTTGGTACGTTAACTTCATTAATCTTAGGTGGAACTTTAAACACTAACTCAGATATAATTACTAACGCAGGTAATATTGAAATATCAGCAGGTACAGGAACATTTAAAGGTGACGGTTCAGGATTATCTAGTATTACTGGAGCAAATGTAAGTGAAGTTCCTTTAGCAACAACAGCAACAACAGCAGTAACAGCAAACGCAGTAGCAGGAGCAAATGTCTCAGGTCAAGTATCATTCGCGGCAACAGCAAATGCTGTAGCAGGTGGTAATGTATCTAGCGAAGTCGGATTTGCGGCAATTGCAAATAGCGTATCTGGAAGCAATGTAGTTGGTGCAGTATCGTCTGCAACAACAGCAACAACAGCACAGACTGTAGTAACACCTGCACAAGGAAACATCACATCAGTTGGTACTTTAACTGGGTTAGATGTTAATGGATTAATTACAGCAGTTAACATCACAGCAAACACTGGTTTAATATCTGGTGATGGTGGTGGTTTATCTAATATAGTAGGATCTAATGTTTCTGGTGCTGTATCAAGTGCGACAGTTGCAACTAGTGCAACGACTGCTGGTACAGTAACAACAGCCGCACAACCTAATATTACTTCAGTAGGATCTTTAACTTCATTGACAGTAACTGGTAACGTTTCTGTAGGTAATATCTCTGCTACACGTGGTACATTTACATCTGTGTCAGGCGATGGTGCCAACTTAACTAATTTAACTGGTTCAAATGTAGGTGGGCAAGTAGGATTTGCGGCAATAGCAAACAATGTAGCAGGTGGTAATGTTACTGGCGTAGTAGCAAACTCAACATATGCCGCATCAGCAGGTAGTGCTCCACTAGCAGGCACGGTAACAACTGCCGCACAACCAAATATAACATCAGTCAGTTCGTTTCTATTCCATTCATCTAGTGACTCTGTAAGTGCTTCAGGTAGTTCACAGGGCGATGCGTTTACATTAACAACTGAAATTAACAGAGTAACGTCAGCATCAGCATCTAATGGTATTAAATTACCAGTTGCTCAAGGTGGATTAGTAGTATTCATAATCAATACTGTATCTAACTCATTCAAAGTATATCCGAACACTAGTGATGAAATAAATTCATTAGGTACTAACAATGCATTCACGCATCCAGAAGGTGCAACATTACAATATATTTGTACAAACTCTGCAAATTGGTATACTGTTGGCGCAACATATGCATAATGTTTTGCATCTTTAAGAAGGGTAAGAAACAAATGAGATTATCAAAGAATTTTACACTAACAGAGTTTGAAAAAAGTCAAACTGCTATACGTCAAGGCTTAGACAACTCTATGCCTGAAGAGCATTTAGAAAATGCAAAAGCATTGTGTGAAAACGTATTACAAAAAGTCAGAGATCATTTTGGACCTGTCATTATTAATAGTGGATATCGTGGGGAAGCACTTAATAAAGCAGTAGGCGGAAGTTCTAAGTCACAACATTGTAAAGGTCAAGCGGCAGACATAGAAATACATAGTGTATCTAATTATGATCTTGCAAAATGGATTGAAAAGAATACAGACTTTGATCAAGTAATTTTAGAATTTTATACTCCGGGAGTACCAGACTCTGGCTGGGTGCATGTAACTTATAATATAGAAGGTAATAGAGGCAAATCATTGACAGCATCTAAAGTTGATGGTAGAACGCATTACTCTTTAGGTCTTAACAAATGAGTCATCATCCAACTTGGGTAACTCCCAAAGGATCAATAGGTGCATATCCTTCATTGATTCCTTTATCTTTCACATTCTCAGCAACTCCTGATGATGTGTCAGATACATTATCTTATGTAGTGTTAAGTGGCTCGTTGCCTTCAGGATTGACACTAAACAGTACTACTGGTATCTTATCAGGCACACCAGGAAGCGTTGGTGTCGATACTGTATATAACTTTGCTGTAAGAGCATCAGAAGTAAGTAATGCTACTGAAATAGCAGATAGAGCATTTAGCATAGAGATCAGCGGCGTTGCTACTCCTACATTTACTACTCCTACGGGAACAATACTTAATACTAATGACAGTGTTTGGCGAGAATTACAAGTAGAATATGACAATCCGATCTCTACTAACGAAATAACAATTAGATTAGCACAAGGTAAACTTCCTCCTGGCTTAGAAATAAATGAAAAAGGTTTAATCAGAGGATATCCAGAAGCTCCTATCATTAATATTAATTACTCTACTGTATCTACAACTGCGGTATCTGTGTCATCTAATGTGATAGAAGTACTAAGTACTGATGAATTCGTCATAGATAGACCTGTTGTGTTTTCAGGATCGTTATTTGGTGGATTAGTATCTAATACTACTTACTTTGTACATTCAATAATAAATTCAACAACGTTTACTGTTTCTTTGACACGTGGCGGAACAATTCTTAGTCTGACTGATGGCACTGGTATTATGACAACTACCTTGCCACAAATTCAAATAGGTGAGCCAACTGTACAAACATTTAGTTTCACACTAGAACTATTATCTGCTTTAGGAAACAACTTACAATCATATTTAATTATTGTAGCAAATCAAAATGCACCAACAAATGTAGGAGGTCCTGGATTTCCTGCTAATACAAGAGTTCCCACAATCTACAATACAAGACCATCAACATTTAATGTAGGTGTCAATGATCCTACTAATTATGGATACTATGTATTCCCTAACAATGATCTAAATCTCACTTATTCACCAAGCGAATCTGCTCTCATGGGACAGTTTCAAAGTGGAGAATACTTTTCATGGAAAATGTTAGGACATGACTTCGATGGCGATGCATTAACATATCAATTCGCAAACTTACCTTTAGGTTTAGTCGGCGATGCTACAACTGGTTGGATAACAGGAACTCCAGTCATTGCAGAAAACAGTATTAATAATTATAGTTTTTCTGTGAGTGTTAGAAAGACAAACTTTACTAATGTTTCTAGTGCTGTCTTTAATTTCCAAATGACTATTGCTAATGACATCAATGGTATTATTACTTGGATTACGCCTAGTGATCTTGGTAAAATGAATAATAGTGAAACATCAATCTTAGCAGTTGAAGCAACATCTGACGTAGCATTATCTTATAGAGTAACTAATGGAAAACTACCTCCAAACTTAACAGTACTTGCAGATGGCGGAATTTCAGGCACAGTTGCATATCAACCTACAGATGAATTATTAGAATTAGATGATCAAACTACATTCACTTTTACTATAGAAGCATACTCTCCGTTATATCCTGTTGTATTTTCTCCAAGAGAATTTACATTAGTAATTGATCAGGAATTCGATCAACCAACAGACACATTGTACATTAAGTGTGCTCCTTCACTTGAAGATAGAGCAATCATCAAGCAGTTATTAACTAGCACTACAATTTTTCCTACAGCCGACTTGTATAGAGTAGAAGATTCTAATTTTGGTAAATCATCTAGTATAGTATATGAACATGCATATGGAATTTATGCTAGTGACTTTGATGAATATGTTGCGGCTATTACTAAAAATCATTATTGGAGATATATTACTTTAGGAGAATTAAAAACAGCAGTTGCAAAAAATGCGGCAGGCACAGTAGTATATGAAGTTGTATATTCAGAAGTACAAGACAACTTAGTTAATCCTAAAGGCAAAAGTGTTAGTGAAGGCATTTTATGGCCAAGAGATATTCCATTAAACAAAGGCCCATGGTATACAAGTGAGATGGATATATACACAAGTTACATAGATAACGATGCTGACGGTAATCCACAATATTATACAGCCTTAACTCCAGGATTTGCTCAAGCATTATATCCAAACAGTTTACCAAATATGAGATCAAGGGTTGGTCAAAATTTAGGACAAGAATTCGACTTTAGATTACTTCCTGAATGGATGACAAGTCAACAAGCAAATGGTTCAACACTAGGGTATACTCCTGCTTGGGTTCTTGCATATTGCAAGCCAGGAACTGCTGACACAATTAAAAATAATATCGAAACATTATGGTTAGATCCTCTAGGGAAACCTTATACATTAAATCAAATTAATTTTGAGTTAGATAGAATAACAGTAGACAAATCTCTAACATATGACTATGATAACAACACTATTCCTCCTGCATGGACAGGGCTACCTAGTGCGTCTCCACCGCTTGATCCAGTTGAGAGAGATAATTTTCATGTGTTATTCCCTAGAAAAACAATATTGCCTGATGAAGGAAATGTATCCGGCTAATTTACGTTGATAAATACTATATTAAGAGAACAAACAAATTATGAGTACAATTAATACAAACGGAATCAATGTCGATTATCCTGTCCCAGGAGAAAATAACTCCACTCAAGGATTTAGAGATAATTTCACATCTATCAAAAACAATTTAAATACTGCAAGTACTGAGATTACAGAACTGCAAGACAAAGCCGTACTCAAACAAGGTTTAACTGGTGTTGCTATTGACAATAATATGGCTAACACACTGATCAGTAATGCGGCTGTGCGAGGCTTTAGATCGACTACATATAATTTAGGTAATGCGATATCTGGGTCAGTTGTTGTAGATGCTACTTTAGGTGATGTACAAACTGGTACTATTACAGGCAACACTACATTACAAGTAGCTGGTTGGGCACCTTCTGGAACTAAAAGTGAAATCACATTAGATTTAACAATTGGAAATTCAGATGCATATATTACTTTTCCTGGTACTATTAATGCTAGTGGCAATATCGTAGAAAACAATGCACTTAATGCTGGAAACTTAACGATTGCAAAAGCGCCTTATAATGTTACTAACTTACAATACAAACTTACAACTACAAACTGTGGTAACACAGTTACAATAGAACCTATTAATAGGGGTTATCAAACATCACAGGTTGAAGTTAGACAAGCAATGACACCAACAGGCTACGTAGGTGATAGAAACGGAGATATTGCTCTTACTCCTGTCGTAGAACCTATCACAGTGACTGCTACAACAATTACAACGAATGTTTTCACTACTGATTCTACAGAAGGATTCTATATAGGCATGCCAATTGAATTCACTGGACAAGGTGGAGAAGCGATTTTTGGTGGGCCAGTTGCAGGAACAACATACTATGTTTCGACTATTACAACAGACACTAGTTTTGTAGTTACAACTGATGCCGCACTTACTACACCTTTAACACTCTCAACTGCTACAGGCACTATGCAGGCATCACCTATAGGTTATACATATCTTTGTGTAGGAACTTATGACAGTAATGTAACAGCAGGAAATCTGGAAACAGTTGCTAGTAATGTGATTACATTTTCAGGTGCTTTGGCACCAGTTGCAAACTCTTTCTGTCCAAATCAACCAATAATTTTTTCAGGTGCCAATGTTACTAATGCTAATTTAGAAGAAAATGCAACATACTATGTTAAAACTGCTCCCTCAACAACTACTATAACACTTAGCAAATCTCGTGTTGCTGGTGGTGTCGCAGGTCCTGAAGTAGAATTAACAGATGTATCTGACTCAGCATTGCTCAGTGGCACAGTTGCAACAATATACGTGCAAGGGCACGATATTTGGAAACGGATACCATTAGAATCGTTCTAAGGAGGTATTGATGGAACATCCTTTTATCAATAAAAGTGACTTATCTAACAAAAGCCTAGAAGAACTACAAGAAACACTTTCAAGTTTAACTACTAAAATTAACTTTGCTATGGCTTCTGGTAACCAGCCTCTACTCAATCAATTAAGAATGGCAGTTACTAGTTATCAAGCACAACATAAGAAAAAACTAGATGAAGTTTTTGCAAAGCAAGACTTAGGTAATAATATTCATGTTGACGGAGACAAAAAGTGACTCAACGAATAGAAAAAGATTTTCTGTTTGATACCGCTATTCATTTTGAAGATGGTTTTTACATCAATCAATACCAAATAACATTATCGATGTTAGTTAATACTGATGTCATTAAAGAACATAATATTGCATTAGAACGTATTCATTACTTTATCTCACATAGAATTCAAAGTGGTCTGTTTATAGAAGAGAGTGAGACTAAAGCAATACAGAAATACAAAGCCGCCGGTATCAATATTTGTACATTGCCTGACGAACCACATGATCAGATAATTTCTATGGTATTACTAACTAAATTCAATGCAATAACTGAAAACAAACTCATAGTAACAGATTTAATTTTAGGATCAACATTCAGTGAAGGAGTCAAATTTCATACTGTATCTGAGATAGCAGAAGACATTATCGATCAACACTCTTCTAAATGGTGGAATTGTGCTACAATATGTATGGAAGATTCTAAACTAGAAAACTCAGACGAAGATCATAAAATTATAGAACTGTTCAGTGATGATGCATGGGAAAAACTAGATTTGGGTTTTGCCAAAAAAGGTAAAAAAGCCAATCAAAAATTAGACCATAATACTTGATTTCTCACTTCAATACATATATAATAGTTGCATGATTAAGAACAACTATGGACAGCCTATATACAACGAGCAAGACTTGTTTGATTTGTATATGACTAATCCCACTATTAAGTTAAAACATGCTGTTATAGTAGATGAAGTTGTGCCTTTTGACCCAGCATTAGAATTAGAGAATGTACCTAATTTAGTCAAAGAGTTAACAGAAAACATTAACGTGTCAGTAGAAGACTTTGATCAAATTCTTAGGAGTCAATGGTTTATGCCTGATGAGTATAAAACGTTTGATATTGCAAAGTTCGTATTAGATCAGTGTACACATGAAGAGGAACTACAACGAGCAGGCAAAGAGTTGTTGATGTATGAAAAGAGAGGACTCTTTACTTTGTTGCAATATATGAAGTATCTTGTAGACTTAATGCGAAAGAACAATATAGTATGGGGAGTTGGGAGAGGATCGAGTGTATCTAGTTTTGTTTTGTTTTTGATAGGTATTCACAGAATAAATAGTTTACACTACGATTTAAACATCGAAGAATTTTTAAAATAGGATAAGATTATGGGAAAAATATACAAAACTGCTAGAGGAAGATCATTAGATATGGCAAGCCTAATATCTAAACATGAAAAAACTAGAGCAGTCAGCAATATAAATCAAGTCAATGCACGTGGAGATGAGATTGATGCAAATGGACAAGTCATCAGAACTGCAGGTGATAAAGTAGCAGATTCTTATGCTTCTCAAGTAGGATCTCAAACTGCTCAAGCAAGACCAGAACATCCTGATCTTAGTCCGAGTGCTAATCCAAATGCACCGTTATCACCAAAACAACTGAGAGAGTTAGATGCACTGAATTCTAAACAAATTCCAGACAAAGAAGAAGAAGCAGTTGAAACTCCTATGTTAGATAAATTAGTAGAAGAATCAAAACCACAAGTGCAAGAAACTGTCGAACCAGTAGAAGAATATGTAGCACCTATCGAAGCAGAAATTGCTCCTATTCCCCCAGTAGAGCCTGAAGAATTTGTAATGAAATCAGCAGATGAGGCTCCAGATAGTTTCGGAGGAGAAGGAGAATTAGAACTACATCCTGAAGAGGCTGAGTTAGCAGAGTTAGAAGAAGACTTTGACATCGAAGCAATTAAGAAAGCGGCTTTAGAGAACATTGTAACAGAACAACCAAAATCAAAAAAGAAAGGTAAGAAGTAAATGGCAATAGGACTTAAATCAAATATCAATCGTATTCAATGCAAGTCATTGAGAGCAATTTCTGATAAAATCATTGTACACAATATGGATTTTGGTGGACAAACATTAGATTCTGGTATCATTTTAATGGACGATGATAAGAAATCTTCAGGGATCAAGCCTCGTTGGGCACAAGTATATTCATTAGGACCAGATCATAACAGTGGACTTGAAGTAGGTCAATGGGTTCTTGTTGGTCATGGCAGATGGACACGTGGTGTTAACATTACTGATGCAGAAGGCGATAAAACAATTCGATGTGTTGACCCTAAAGACTGCATGTTAGTAAGTGATGAACCTCAAAGAAATATGGCTTATGGTGACAAAGAAGGCGCTTAATGTCCATACAAGAAAATGTCAATACATATGATATTGATGCATTCAAGTCCTCTTTCATAAAAACTGACTTATATAAAGCAATTGCTAAAGATTACCAATATTTGCATTGGGAAAAATTCTTTGATCCAATGCAACCAAATGCTTTATACTTAGCAAGAAAAAGTGAGCACCGAAGTCGTTGGCCAAATGAATACAGTCTTACATCTTTTTATTATTTAAATTTTTTATTAGAAAAAAATCCAATTACTATCTATGATTTAGGGTGTGGTGACAACTCATTTAAAAAATATATTCCTAATATTATAGGAATTGAACCTGATAAGTCATGTGAAAATGCTGACATTATTGATACAGTAGATCAATCGTTTATTGATTCTCACCAAAACTATTTTGAGTCTGTTTTTTCAATAACCGCTTTACATTTCTATCCTAATATAGATATGAAAAAAATAGTAAACGATTTTATTTCAATGGTTAAGCCCGGAGGAAG